GTTGCTGGTTCAACATGCAAACATTTGATGAATGTAGTGCGGAAAAATTTGGCTTGGGCCAGATTCGCACATTCTGATGGGGATTATGTTGCCAAAAGCAATGTATTTTTCCCGCGAAAGTCACTAATGTTGTTACCAAAAACACTTTTTACAAGGATGGTGATATGCGCAAACCGATGTCAGATTTGATTACATGTACCATACACCGAAATAATACTAGTGGAGGTGTGTTTTCATGTAAAATTCGGTATTCTATGTGTTATCAATTTCCAGAAATGGATTTAGTGGCAGCATGGATTCCCAATTGTCCAGACATTGCTAGCGTTTTGCGCTGGTTCCCTAAGGAGAAACCTGAAGGAAGCACAATAGGTCAAATAGTTGGTTTCACTGAAGAATTGGAATATACTTCGGATGCGATTTCAGCTCAATTTGGCAAAGTGTCGCATACGCACATGACAATGTATGGCGCAAGTTATGAAACAGAGCTCGCTAGGAAAGGAGCCTGTATGAGCGCCGTGCTAAGTGATGTTGCTGAACCAGCCATCATTGGTTTGCATATAGGAGGTAATTCTCGCACCAATGCAGGAATTTGTGTTACGTGCACCGAACCGCAGATTGAAGATGCAATGAAGCATTTTGAAACAGCAGGATATTTCATGTCGGCTAATGCAACTACGATTCCAGAAACACAGTGTGATAAATCACTGTTGGTGTCTAAGGAAATACATCCGAAAGCACTGCATTTACAGCAGATGGGTACTGATTATGAAGTTCACAAGATAGGTTCCGTGAAATTACGGAACAAGCACTCTAGTGCTGTTGAACCATCTTTTCTATCAGAACGCATTGAGAAACACTGCGGGGTTCCCAACACATGGGGTCCGCCTGCTATGAAGTGCAATTGGATTCCTTTTAATGCCAATGTAGATAAGTTTGGTAAACCAGGCAAAATGTTTGATCCGCTATTGTTGGAACGCGCAAAACGAGATTGGTTACAACCGATTTTAGATGTCATCCCCACGTTTAGAGATTATGAAAGTTCTGAAGGTGTGGATACAATGCGTCCACTAACAATGCGTGAAACCATTATGGGAATTAATGGAATTCGTTTTATCGATCCTATTCCTATGAACACAGGAACCGGGTTTCCAAATTTTGGTCCGAAAAACAAAGTGGATGCAGAAGGCATTCCGCTGTATTTTGTGGAGGAATTTGACGATCGTGGTCGTATTTTGAACAGGATACCAACACCTTTAATTGTGAAGGAGTATGAGCGCTTACGTTCTTGTTATCTCGACGGGGACAGAGCATATCCAGTTACGACGGCCACTTTGAAGGATGAACCTACGAAAGTGGACAAGATTAAAGTGCGTGTATTTCAAGCCGCACCCGTTGCATTAGGACTATTAATCCGTATGTATTGCTTGCCTGTTGCACGTTTCTTATGTATGCACCCTATTTTAGCTGAGTTAGCTGTGGGAGTGAATGCATTTGGTCCACAATGGAAAGAATTGATGGATCATGCAACCAAGTATTCGTCGGATGACAAGATGCTCGGATGGGATTATTCCAGTTTTGATGTAAGGATGAATTCCCAGATCACACGTACTGTATGGAACACATTCATAGAGATCGCCCAAGCAATGGGTTATCCTGATGAAGCATTGACCATCATGAAAAATATGATAGTTGACATTTGTCATCCTCTGATTGACATGAATGGATCGATGCTCATGGCGATGGCTATGAACACATCTGGAAATAATATGACTGTGTATGTGAATAGCGTTGCGGGTAGTTTATACGCTCGCATGGGTTTCTTTCATGTGTTTCCAAAAGAACGTAATTTTCGAGAGTGTGTTGCCCTTTTGACATATGGCGATGATGCCACTGGCTCAGTCCGTAAAGAGTTTGAAGAGTTCAATTTTATTACTTACAAGCGATTTTTGGAAGAGCATGACATGGGTTTGACATTGCCGGATAAAACTAACGATGAGGTAGCTTTCTTACATAAAGCTCATGTGGATTTTCTAAAAAGGAAAAGCGTCCATATTGAAGAAATTGGCACAGAAATAGGTGCCTTGGACGAAGATTCCATTTTTAAATGTCTGCACAGCAATGTACGTTCGAAAAAAGTGACGAAGAAAGAAGTTGCTTGTTCGTGCGTGGAAGTTGCCTTACACGAATGGTTTGCACACGGACGCGAGCATTACGAAATGCGGCGTCAACAATTAATTGCAGCTTGT